TCTCTATATGTGTAAAGCTAATACCTAAAGTAACAGCATTTAAAATTCCTATTTTCAAATCTTGTATTGTCATTACATTTTATTTTCTAAATACGATACTCCTGCAAATTGATGCATTCCCTCGCTCTCTAAATCTACGCTATAAGTTTTCCATCCGTATGGATGACTTTCTAAACCATTCCATACTACATCAACGTGGTATTTATCACTTAAAACAGGCGCTTTTATTTCTTCTAAATCTTCATCATATTCTCCCTGCTCTAACACTATATGACCTAGTAATACAATAGCGTGTTTATGTGTTGGGTATTCATTTCCCTCAAAATCTATATCAACTCCTAAATCCTGTATTTTATCTAAAGCCTGTTCTTCGCTTTTAAATTCGTATTTACCTAGTTTTATTTCCATTATATAGTTGTTAATTCTATTGCCTCATCTTCTGTTAATACTCTATCATAAAATCTTGCTTCGTGAACTTTGCCTTGAAAAGTTCCTCCTGTTTCAGTTCTATTTGTAAAACTTAAACTATCAAAACCATTTGGAATACCTGAAATACTTGTAGTATTTTTCAATATACCGTTAAAATACGTTTTAGCCTGATTATTTCCAAAAGATAATAATACTTTGTTTCTTTGATTTGTGATAACTGAATTAATATTGTAACTGAATGTATTTGTTCCGTTGTTATACCACCTTATTAATATACTGTTTTGAGTATAATCTAAACGAACCATATTAATAGGGTTATTTACTCCATTTGTTAATGTTATGTAAGATGTTGCATCACGTTTGAAATTTGTTACATCAGCAAATAAACTTAATTCACTAACATTAAATAAATCAAAATTACCACCGTTTAATGAAAAATCTCTTTGCCTTGTTATCGTATTCGATATTGTTTTGATGTGACTTGTTGCATAGCTTCCTTGTTCTATTTGCCCGCCAAAAGTGTAAAATGTATTTCCCGAAGCGGTTGAACCCTCTATATAAACAGAATATTGGGCGATAGTTGTAGATGGATGCGATGTGTAGTTAAAAGAAACCCTATACCAACCATTACCATAATCTTCAATTTTTTTATTTGTAGCGTTATTGCTTGCAACCTCTGTTCCGTTTGATAAATCAACCACAATTCGAGAACCTGTAAAACCCTCTTGAAGCCTTATATTATTATAATTGCCTTTTTTTAAAAATACGGATATATTATATGTTGTATTTGTTGCTGTTCCAAAACTTCTATATATAGCACAAGTACCACCAGTTGATTGAACTAAAGACCCGTTGTTTTCGCCATCTGGTGATGTAATTACATTATCAGATTTAAACCCATTGTTTATGCTGTAAGCCGATATACTTGTGTTTGGATAAACTATATTTGTCCTTTGCGGTTCTAATAACAAACTAGGGCAATCGCTGTTTAACCAATCTAATCTTGGTACATTATTATTAACCGTTTCAATTAAACCATCTTTATTAACTCTTGTAGCTATTGAGCCTCGACTAAAATCAAAATCTCCAACACCATCAGTAGGTAAAATTGAGTAAACTGTACCACTTTTATATCCGCTTGGTATTAATGCTAATTTCGGGTTTTCCATTATCTCTGTGTTATTATTGATGTGCTTGCACAGTACCACCATTCTCCATCTACTTGAAGCCTTATCGTTACTGTTTCTCCTCTATTTATTTCTATTGATTCTCCAAAATCTAATACTACGGTCTCCCTTACGTTATTACCATAAGAACCTGTTTGACTACCTTTTAAAACATTATCTACATAAACACTTAAAGTCAAAGAGCTACCATTAGGGAATTGCCTAGATGAATAAGGTATTGAAGAAATCATAAACTGACTAAAATAAGCATTATAAGGTACAGGAATACCGCCATAAGCAAAAGGGAATGTAGTCGTAGAACTATTATCGTAAAGCGTATAAGTATTAATACCGCTTATATAATGCCTCCAAGTAACACTAATTTTTTCACTTACATAACCTCTTTTAACGCTGTCTTTACTTATTGCGTTTGATATATTCCCTCTCATTATTTAAGTTTTTAGTGTCTTTCCTTAAATAACTCATTAATTTATTTAAGTTTTTTTTCTTTACTTTATATTTCATAAAACCCACCCATTAAATACTGTATCTGTATCTGGGCTTATATCAGAACCTGTATTACTTGTGTATTCAGGGAATTTTGAACTATTATCACAAAGGTAATCTACTAATCTAGTTGAATAATAATTAGCGTACTCCCTTGCTTTTCCCACTAAATAATCTACTTCTGTTTTATTAACGTTTTCTGCTGTTTCGCTTGAATGTTTAAAAACGCCACCGTTCTTGATTTGATACGCTGCAAATGGTATGTAATTAACTTGTGCGAACCATATTAAGGTTGGTTGTATATAGTCGCTTACAAGTGCTAAATAATCACCTGTTAAAGTAGTGTTTTCAATATCCGTACTTATTCGGTTGTATAAATCTGTACCTAGTAGGTTTTGTATGTCAATTTCTTGACCTAGTTTTATAAACTGAATAAATTTATCAGTATCTACATTCCCATCTAAGATAGAATTACGTACTAAGTCAGTTCTTGATATAAATAATGCTGTTGCCATTTAGTTTTTGAATTTCATTTTATTCCAATATTCAGCAGTATAACCTTTATACTTCATATCCTTTGGTGCTACGGGTACTTTTTGAGCGTTTTTAGGTGCTTTAAAACCTTTACTTTTTGCTTGACCGCTTGTTATTTGGCTTTTTTCACCGTTTTTAATTTGATAAGTTTTTCTAAACCACTTATGATTACATCTTGCACCGCCTTTATATAACCATATTGAATAAGTATCTGAACCGCCTTTTCCGAAACCTGCATTAACAGATTTCTTACCCATTGCTACTATATCCTCTTTACGGTAAACCTTTTTAGCACCTATCATTTTAGAACAAAACTGTCTGCTGTTTGCTCCTGCTTTTTCTGGTGCATAAGAATAACGTACTAAAAACTCTACACCCTTTTGGCTATCTTGTTTTGATTTGCCATCTTGTGTGCTTTTTGCGTTTGGTTTAGCCGTTCCTGTGCTTACAAAATTCCATATTTTTGATAGTGTTGACTGTTCTGGCTCGGTATTTAAGTCTGTTATAACTTCATCAAGTTCATCATTTAACTCATAATCGACTTCGCTTTCATCTACTAAATCATACCCCTCAAGTAGTTCTTCTTCGCTTTCTCCTAAGTCTATTAATTCATCAGCTATATCACTACCTAAATCATCTGGTAAATCCTGACTAAGTTTAACCCCTGTTTCTTCTTCTCTTGTTTCTGCGTCCTCAACGTTTTCTAAGTCTGTAAATTCTAACGGTTGAAGCGTTTTAAAGTATAATTTAAGGCTCATTTGGTTGAATGCTAGTATAGAATCAAAAGCATCTATTAAAAGCATCTGAAATGGTCTTATAACGGTGTTATCCATTAATGTACTAGCCGTTTTTAATTCCTCAGCGTTATTACCTAAACCACTACTGTCTTTAATCCCTAAAAGCATAGGAGAAACCACCCTATGAGATACCATAACTTTTTTAGAACTTTCATCACTTAAAAATTGATATTGTTGATGTGCTTCGCTTAATTGTATTGGCTCAATAGTTGCAGCGCTTTCAGGGTTATCATTAAAAGCTAGTATAAATTTACCCGCATTACTTGAACCGCTAAACTTTGAATATATACGATTTTCTAAGGCTTGGCGTTCTTCTGCATTTGGCGTACCGTTGTTAAAGTTAATTAACATACTAGGTGCTAAACCGTTCAGGATATTGTTTAAATGATAGTTGCTTATTTCTTGTTCTAATTCTGCATATTGTAAACCACCTGCATAATCTGGACTTGAATAATACTTATATCCTGCCCTATAAGGTTTAACATATATAATCTCTATATTTTCAGTACTACAACCAAAAGCAGGTATTCTAGTTGTTTGCCCTACGTTCTTAACCTTTGCCCAGTTATCAGAATAATAATACGCTTCTATTTCTCCTTTTTCGTTGCATTTTTCTGCTCTTAAGTTTTCAACAGGAATATGCTCAACTCTTGCAATAGTTTTTTTATCTTTAGAATAAATTACCTGCATAGCGCATTGCCCCATAAGTTTAAGGTCATAGCATAATTTACGAACCATATCTTTATGAAACAAAGAAATCATTTTAGCGTACTGCTCTGGCTTCTTATTTGAGTTTAAAGCATCTAAACCACGTCCGTAAATCATTTCGCTAATACCGTTTATGATAGCGTTGTTTGTTGGGCTACCATTATAACGGTCAATTAAGTACTTGAAATAATTGTTATCAGAACCATAAGAAACCCATTCCTTATTGGACTTCTCTACAATGTCTGGCGTTGTGTAGGTACTTAAATTTACTATCCTTAAATCGTTCATATTTATATTATTATAAATTCGTTATCCGAACTTTCTTCACTTATGTACTGGTCTTTATTTACGCTGTAATATTCGTCATTACTTTGGTTAATTGCTTGGTCGGTACAAAAAATCTTATCTTTATAAATTATATTATTTGAATAAACAACGTCTAATATATAAAAATCGCTTTCAGTTAAAGCACCAAAAACAGCAT